TCTTTGAAAGGGGTGTTAGGGAAGGCACAGCCAAGGGAGTGAGTAGATCTTAAATATAGATCTCTATAGGAGTTAAAAAGCCAACAGCCGTTTAGACGTCCAAAGAAATAAAAATAAATCCCTTCCTTTGGCAGTGCTAATTTTCAGATGAGGAAACCGATGTTAACAATCACACCAAATTTTGCACAGGAACGCGGATTGACGATGTTACGTCAGGCATGGAAGCAAAATAGAACATTCATGATTTATAGCCCAACAGGAAGCGGAAAAACGGCGTTAGCGGCGTTTATTACTGATGGACATGTTCAGCATGAAATGAGAGTAATGTTTCTTGTTCCTTACACCATTTTGATTGATCAAACAGCCAGTCGCTTTATTGAGTATGGTTTGCCAGCAGAAGAGATTGGTTATGTATGGCGTGATCATCCTAATTATGATCCAACTCGTTTAATTCAAATCGCATCAGCAGACACAATTATCCGTAGAGAATTTCCAGACAACATCGATTTATTAATTATCGATGAGGCACATTTACGCCGCAAGAAAATATTAGAAGTGATCAGAGAAAGTGAATTCAAGGTAATTGGCTTATCTGGTACGCCTTTTGCGCCATTCCTTGGTCATTACTACGAAACATTGATCAAACCCACCACAATGAAAGAATTAATTAAACGTGGTGATTTAAGCTCATACGAGTTCTATGCGCCGACTAAACCCGATTTATCAAAAGTAAAATCGTCCAGCAACGCAGAGTTCGGTAGTGATTACAAAGAAGCTGAGATTGCTGAAATCATGAGTGGTGCAGATTTGGTGGGGGATATTGTTGATAACTGGCTTGTGAATGGACGAAACCTACCTACGATTTGCTTTTGCGTCACAGTCAGTCATGCCAATTTTGTCACCGTCGAGTTCAACCGTGCAGGTGTGAATGCTGAGGTGATCACTGCAGATACGCCACATGATGAGCGTCAAATCATTATTCATCGGTTTGAGCAAGGAGCGACCAAGGTGCTTGTAAGTGTGGGCACATTGATTGCCGGCTTTGATAGTGATGTTCGTTGCATTATTTACGCTCGCCCAACTAAATCAGAAATTCGTTGGTGTCAGGCTATTGGTAGAGGATTGCGTACCGCACCAGGAAAAGAGACTTGCCTTATTTTCGATCACTCTGGTTCTGTTCACCGCTTAGGTTATCCCGATGACATTGAATATAACGAACTGCCCACCAAAAATGATGGTATGAGTGAATCTTCGTCTCGCCGAGAGCAAGAAAAGCGAGAGAAGAAACCGAAAGAATGTTCTTCCTGCCACTACATGAAGCCTGCAGGCGTTTATGTTTGCCCTAAATGTGGGTTTAAACCTTTAGTGGGTGAAGATATCGAAGTTGATACTAGCCGAAACATCAAAAAACTGAATAAAAAAGAGCGCACTTACACCCGAGAAGATAAGCAAAGCTGGTGGTCTCAATTGAAATACTACCAGAACCAACGAGCGACACAGGGTAAGCCGATAAGTGATGGTTGGGTTGCTAATACCTTTAAAGATAAATTTGGGGTATGGCCACGAGGCTTTCATAACACACCACAAGAAATCACTCCCGAAGTGAGTAACTTTATTAAGTACAAACAAATTGCCTTTGCTAAATCTCGCAAGAAGGCACAAGCCAATATTCAAAATTTACGTACTCAAATTAGCCACCAGCCACAACAAGGAGGTTTACTGTGAATACGATTGATGCCGTAAAAGGGCAATGGGCGAAAATATTTGCACATTATGGGTTACCTCCTATAACGGGGCGTAAGCACTTTAAAGGGAAATGTCCTATCTGCGGGCAAAAAGGAAAATTTCGTATTGATGATAAAAACGGGCGAGGAACTTACATTTGTACGTGTAGTTCAGGCAACGGTTTTCAATTGTTAGAAAGAACACAAGGTAAAGACTTTAAAACATTAGCAGATGAAATTGATGTATTGATTGGTAATTACCGAGAAAAAGAAGCTCTTTTACCAAGTAAAACAAATAAGAATAATTTATTCCAACGCATCACAGGCTGTTATTCTAAATTATCAACACTGAAAAATACACCCGCCATGCAGTATTTACATAATCGAGGTGTTTTTGAGTTACCACTTGATAACGTTCGTTATTGTGATCATCAACCTGTTCGTAATAGTTCTGACAAATTTCAGGCTATTTGGTCATTAGCCACTGATGCTAAAGGACAACTTTGTTACTTGCATAGAACGTATTTACAAGGGGATAAAAAAGCCTCTCTTGATATTGTGAAGAAAATGACAGCTGTGCAGGAAGATAATTATTTAGAGTATGCAGAATCTGTCGCGATAAGGATGTTTCCTGTCGATACCACACTTGGAATCGCTGAAGGTATCGAGACAGCACTTTCTTGTAAGCAGCTCTATGGTGTAAACACTTGGTCGGTCATCAATACTAACTTCATGAAAAAATTCAAAGCACCGAAGGGTGTTACTCATCTTGTTATCTTTACAGATATGGATTGGAATGCAGCAGGTCATGCAGCTGCTATGGAGTGTGCACATAAAAATCTACTTTCTAATAATGATGTAGAAACGGTCAGTGTGAGATGGCCTGATAATGGCGATTTTAATGACATGCTAATAGAGGCCTGTGAAGTAAGAGAGTTAGTGTTTTCAAAACACCATAAGGAAGTGGCGTAATGCGTGATATTCAACAGGTATTAGAACGATGGGGGGCTTGGGCGACTAATAATACTGAGTCAGTTCAATGGTATTCGGTTGCTGCTGGGTTTAGTGGATTAATACCAAGCAAGGTTAAAGCTCGTCCTCAATGCTGTGAAGACGATGCAATAATTATTTCTAGTTGCATGGCGCAATTGAATAAAAAGAATAGTGAGATGCATGACCTATTACTTGATTACTATTTATTCGGAATGACATTCATGCAACTTGCTAACAAGCACAATTGTTCTGATACTCATATAGGAAAAAAACTGCAAAAAGCAGAAGGGATAATAGAGGGTATGTTGATGATGTTAGATGTTTCCTTAGAAATGGATCGATACATAGAAAAAGTCACATAAAGCGCTTTACGATCGTAAAAATGATGATATTGTGATAAGAATGACATCAAGGTCAACTAACTTATAAACCCGCTTTTGCGGGGTTTTTATATATAAAATAAAGTTTGCTATCTGAGTTCATCTATGGCTTAATGACATCACTGGTTTGGAAGTACAGGCCTATTTATGTTAGTCAGTTTAAAGTTGTTCACCGTTTAGCGTTATCCTCGATACCACTTCATTGCGAATTCCTTCTAATTAATTCCCATAAGTAAAAATAAAAAACAAACCCTCATATGCCTTATGGCAAATTAAATAAATTAAAGGAAATTCTATGTCTAATACAATGACTGGTTCAGTAAAATGGTTTAACGATGATAAAGGTTTTGGTTTCATCACCCCTAAAGATGGAAGTAAAGATGTATTTGTACATTACTCTGCAATCCAAAGTGATGACTTCAAATCTCTGATGGAAGGCCAAGAAGTTTCATTTACCATTGAAAATGGTATGAAAGGCCCAGCAGCAGGCAACGTGGTGGCTCTCTAAAGGCGCTATTACTATTCGCCTCTATTTTAAATGCCCTTGTTGTAGCGGTTCACAATATAGAACATCACAATTTGATGTCACAGTGAACAATCCACATGGCGCAAAATGTATCTTTTGCAAAAGTGTGATGACAGCTCAAATGAGTTAAGCATTAAATAGTTGAATATATAAAACCTCGCTTCGGCGGGGTTTTTTTATATAAAAAAATGCCGACGCGCTAGGAGTTATGTCGGCATAAACTCTCGGGAATAGTGTTAATAACGAGATAAATTATCAATAAAACAATGTATCAATATCAGGGAAAACCAGATATATGCTGTAATGATAATCATTATCATTATCATTAAAGTGTCAATTATATGAATCCACAACAGTGGTTTTTTTCTTGTCTAAATATGACATATATCAATAAAAGGTGCTCATCATGCCAAAAGAGATAAACGAATTACAGTTTAGTCTTCACTATGCTTCAGAAACAGACAGTGAAAAGAATACCTCCGTCATTTTAACGGCGAATATCCATACAGCTGATGGTGAAACTCAACAACTGACACAATTAATTTGTACAACATCTCCCGCAGGTAAAAAGCAATATCGAATCGGTACACAAAAGATTAATGATGCAGGTGACCCATTGCTGGTGGCGATTGAATCTTATTGGCGTAAAAACACACAAGAGAGTTGTGTTTATTTTTTAGAGAAAGCGAAGCAATTTATTCAAGGACACTTACAACAAACGAATACATGGATATCTATGTATGGTCTTGTGATTGTTTCTAATGCGTCACTGGAAGAGCAGTTGCCTGAAGGTTTATTAAAGGCACTTAATGTGTCGAAAGCTGTTTGATACTTTGAGTAAACAGAGCAAAAAATAAATATGTCGATTTGTAATTAGCTCTTACAGGTTGAACTCTCCCGAAACTCCAGAGAGTTCATATTTTTAGTTATAAGAGTTTATGGCAAATTACATACTATTTTATAAGTAGGTTTTTATAATTATTGATACATCATCGAGACTCTTCTTATTAATGAGAAGTATGCGATGCAAAGTTTTAACGGTTGAGGAATATCGGGATCAGACATTCGATAGGTAAATGTTTTTTTTGCATTAGAAGGGGAATAGTGTATACCTTCATCTTCTAATTTTAATTCTTGTTCTGAAGAGCGTATTGAATCGATAAGAGTGCAAAGTTTATTTATTCTATCTGCGGGTATTTCCGCATGTAATAATTTATGTGCAAACTGATTTCTTATCTGATCAATATGACAAAAAGCATCATATGCTTGTTTTGGCATACCTAATCGCTGAGCTAGCTTATTTTTATGTTCAAAGGACATTCTAAATCTAACATCGTTAATATTTTCTGGTTTTTCTGCAAACAAATCCTCAATATTTAGATGAGCTGATATAAAAGCTTCTAAAAAATTTTCACAAGTTAAATGTAGTGTTAAAACTGAGACGAGGGGAGTATCGGTCTCACAAATTGTTAATACAGCATTTCGAGTTTTATCATCGGCAAGAAATAATTTTTCAAATATTTTAGTATTCATTCTTTCCTCATAGGACTTTGTATGAAAATAAAAAATGAAACCATTGGATTGGCAGATCCTAATGGCCATATAGCCTGCGTTATTGGGCTCCTACCTGATAATAATGTATCAGAAGTGAATACGGAGGATAATGATATTTTTAAGTCGACGATAAAAGATAAAATTTTTATAGGTGAAACTTGGTCGGATCATGATATATCTTTATTGGCGATATGGAATTCTTTTACCGATATACAACAAGAGGTTATAAGTAGCGTTATTCAAAGATATAAAGATGAGATATTTAATTTGGAATGTTCTCTTTATGAAAGAAATTTCGATTAGTTGGAATGTTTAGTTATTTGCGAGCACCTGAATATTTTTTAATGATCCCACTGAATTTTTGAATAGCCTGTGATCATTCATTCAGCCAACCACATTGGGCTGAATCATTAATTTAATTAAGTCTTATATTTTCACTTTTAACTTTCTCACACTAATTATCAACGGACACTCCTCTGGGGGGGACTATGCGTATGGAAAAATTAACCAATGTGACTTACGGAACCGCAGGCCTAACGGCCTTTTTTGCCAGTCTCTCTTTATATGAATGGGGATTTGTTATCGGGATGGCGTTCAGCATGGTTCTGGGTTTAGCCACTTATTTTATGACACGCCGAGAGCAACGAAAACGCACTCAATTATTTGAAGAGCTTGTTCGTCATGTTGACCCACAAAACCCAACTGAAACCCTAAAAAGACTTGCTGAATTAATGGTGAAAGCGCCAAAGGATATTTAATGTCTCTCAAACAGAAAATAGCGGCGCTAACAACTGCGGGAGCCACAGCAATCGCGTTAGTAGTAATAGCCCATTTTGAAGGTGTGCGTTATGAACCTTATCGTGATGTGGCAGGTGTTTTGACGGTTTGTTATGGGCATACAGGAAACGACATCATTCAAGGTAAGACATACACACAACAAGAGTGTGACGAGTTACTGCAGAAAGACTTTATCAGAACGCAACAGCAAGTTGACATCCTGGTTAAAGTGCCGGTCGATGATAAAACAAAAGCTTCTCTATATTCCTTTGCTTTTAATGTGGGTACCACAGCTTTTGCACGTTCTACATTGCTAAAGAAATTAAATGCAGGTGATCAGAATGGCGCTTGTGAAGAAATGAAACGCTGGGTTTATGCTGGTGGAAAGGTGTGGCGAGGGTTGGTCAGTCGTAGAGAGGCGGAGTCAGCATTATGCAATGGAAGCCTTTAATCATCATCGTCGGTTTTATCCTTACATTACTCATCTCGGTTGCTGGTGGCATTTATCTCTCAATTGATCATTCATGTGTTAACGACAAAGCCAGTTTAGAAAAGCGCTGTCAGATAGCTCTCTCACATCATCGGTACTAATTATGAAACACTGGAAACTTTACATTGTCGTTGTGATGGTGGGGATTGTTGCTGGTGGTTGCGCGCTGATTAATGCACAAGCGAAAAGAATTAACACGCTGACAGAAAACAATAAAGAACTGACTACCGCACTCAAAGAGCAGAAGGATATCAATACTGACTATCAAGTGCGCATAGAGCGACTAAATCAACTTGATACAAGACACACACAGGAGCTTGTTAATGCAAAGAATGAAATCAACACTCTTCGTGATGCTGTTAGCTCTAGTTCTAAGCGGGTGTATGTCAAAGCCGAGTGTCCAGCAGTCACTAAAAATCCCACCGAAAGCGGAAGCAATGAAGCCACCGCACGACTTAACAAAGCAGTTGAACAAGATTATCTACGTCTCAGAGAAATGATAGTCGAGAACGAACAGCAAACTTTGTATTTACAAAATTACATTAACACTGAATGCCTTTCTAAGTAGTTACCTGAAATAAATCTACACGCCTTTATTAATCCTTTATTGGAGGTTTCCCCTTGCTGACAAAAGGAAAAGTAAGATCACTTCTTAGCTATGACAAACAAAATGGTCAATTCATCTGGCTTGATAGTAAAAATAATCAAATTAAGAAAGGAGATCAGGCTGGGTATATAGATGATCAGGGATATCGAAGAATATGTATTGAAGGAATTGAATATAGAGCGCATAGGCTGGCTTGGTTATATATGTTTGGTTTTATGCCGGAAATGATAGATCACATTAATGGTATACGCTCAGATAATAGACTAAGTAATTTAAGAGAATGCAACAGCTCACAAAATGCAATAAATAGAAAAATACAATCAAATAATAAATCAGGGGTTCCTGGTATTTATTGGAATAAAAGAGAGGGAAAGTGGAAAGCTTATGCAAAAATAAAAGGAAAGATCATTAATCTAGGAACACATGTAAATAAGGAAGAAGCTATAAACGCTAGGCTGGAGTTTTGTAAAAAAGAATATGGAGAGTTTTATCCTCAAAGCAACCACCGCCCGACCTACTGACACCGCTCTCCGAAATTATTGGTTACTCAGAGAACGAATTGCAGAGTCAGAGCAAATGATTAAAGGGTTGCAGGATTATATCAAACAAGAATGCATGGAATAAAAAAGCCCAGCATGGGAGGCTGGGCAATACTAACAATATATTGTTTCATATGGGTATAGTTAGACTTATTATTATAACTAAAGTAAATATATATGCTAGTTTATTGTGTTTAATTATTTATTTTTATTTGATTAATAGACGTAAGATAAAAAATAGCCCTATGATTTAATGTTCATAGGGCGGTTAAAATGAAGCAAAAAGTAAATATCAATCATTTCCAATTATATAATTATTATTTCTTTATGCAATAGAATATATTATATTTCTGTTATATTAGTAGATTAAAAAATATATTTAATTGTAATATGTCATATAGTATCTATTTGATGTAAGTGTCTCTTTAGAGGTAGATAGTATTCCACTCTATCTGAACTCCCGATGGAATAAATAACGATGTGTAATCAAAAGTTAGTCGTACTTTTACTCGCTGATGGATCATGTAAACAAGTTGATATCACGGACATGTACTAATGACATGAGCATAAATACTCCAGATATCTATTTAGATAATAGTGACTGCTCGTCATTTGTACTGGGTTAGGGGGCAGTAGATTTTGATGAAAAAAAACTGTAAGAGAGATTACAGGGCTGAAAAACATAAATATATTTATATATCTTTTTGAAACAGAAAGCGCCGCATTGTCGCTGTCTCCTATGTTAGCTATGACCTGTTTTATTCTCGACAGAGAGCACATAGTGAGAATCAAAAACAACGAATACCACCGTTTTGTTATTTTCGGTCATTATCAGCAACGTCAGCTGTAGGTAGAAGAAGGGGCGTGACGATGGAGAGACATCATCTACAAACGTCATTCATTGATTGGTGTATACAGATAGCCATCAGTTAACCACTGGTGGCTTTTTTATTGCGGAAAATTTGTAATGGAATAAAAAAAATGAAAAAACGCAATGTCTATGGTGGTCGCTGGGCTAAAGTGCGATTAGCATTTCTCAATGAACATCCGCTTTGCGTCATGTGCCAAGAGCAAGGACGTATTACTGCTGCCACAGTAGTTGACCACATTACTCCACATCGTCTTAAAGAAGCACTTGAATCAGGTGATAAAGAACGTATCGCAAAAGCTCAAGCCTTATTCTGGGACACAAAGAACTTTCAAAGCTTATGCGAACTGCATCATAACTCAACCAAACAACGTATCGAAAAGAGTGGCAAAGTCATTGGCTGTAATGCGGATGGCATTCCGCTCGATCCGAACTCTCATTGGAATAAATAACGTTGTGTAATCAAAAACAAGTGAAGTTATCCAAGCTATTTCGTGGCGGTCGCTTCGTTGGTCATGCATTAAGTGTTGATGGTGAGTTGTTAAGTAATCAAAAGTTAGTTGTTCTTCCATCCGCTGATGGATTATGTAAACAAGTTGATATCACAGTCACACTGACATGCACTAATGACATGATCATGAATGCACCCGATATCCATTTGAAATAATTCTAAATTGAAATAACAACGGGTGGGGCGGGAGAAAAGTTCAAACACTTTCGCCCTGATTACCTAGCGCCCTCATTTGTGCGCACAACCGCGAAATGAAAAGTTTTTTTCTGGGAGGTTCCGATGGCAGGAAGACGCCCGAAACCGACCCACTTGAAGGTGGTCACCGGTAATCCGGGAAAACGAAAACTCAACGATAAAGAACCCCAACCTAAACGTGAAATTCCAAGCCCGCCCGAACATTTAACGGATTGGGGGAAAATGGCGTGGGCAAAATTAACCTTATTACTCGATGGAATGGGTGTTTTAACCGTGGCTGACACGCTGGCATTAGAACGGCTGTGTGATATCTACGCCGATATTCTTCAATTGCGAGACACCATTGCCATTGAGGGGCGGACATACACCACAAAAACCCAACTAGGGGATTTTTTAATTAAAGCGAATCCTGCCGTAGCCATGTTGGCTGATGCAGATCGCCGTTTTAAAAGTTATTTAGTCGAGTTTGGTTTAACCCCCGCTGCTCGTTCGAAGGTGAAGATGGATGGTGGAGAAGAAGAGGAAGATCCGCTCAACCAATATTTCGGTTGATCCGGCAACGCAATACGCACAAGACGTGCATCAAGGCAAAATTTTAGCGGGGCCTGATATTCGTCATGCATGTGCGCGTCATCTCAAAGACTTAAACGAAGCCGAGCAACGAGGATTAGTCTGGGATGTCGAGGCTGTCAAAAGAGTGATCGACTTTTTCGCGAAAGTCTTAAAACTTAATGGCGGTGAGCATGAAGGAAAACCGTTTATTTTATTGCCTTGGCAATGCTTTGTGATTGGCTCCATTTTTGGCTGGAAAATGACTGACGGTACACGGCGATTTCGCATGGTGTACGTTGAATCAGGCAAAGGCTCAGGAAAATCACCGATGGCGGGTGGCGTTGGGCTGTATTGTTTAGTCGCCGACAGTGAACCGCGTGCCGAAGTGTATGCGGCAGCCACGAAAAAAGACCAAGCCATGATTTTGTTTCGTGATGCGGTGGCAATGGTTGATCAATCTCCCGCATTAAGTCAGCGGATCACCAAATCAGGCGGAACAGGCAAAGAGTGGAACTTGGCTTATTTGAAAACGAGTTCATTCTTTCGCCCGATTAGTTCGGATGATGGGCAATCAGGACCTCGTCCCCATTGTGCGCTGATTGATGAAATTCATGAGCATAAAAATAATACCGCCGTCGAGATGATGCGAGCGGGCACAAAAGGCCGGCGACAAGCCTTGATATTTATGATCACCAATAGTGGCCATGATAAAACTAGTGTGTGTTATGACTATCATGAATACGGACGAAAAGTCGCCGAAGGTACTATCGAAGACGACAGTTTCTTTTCCTATATTTGCTCACTGGATGAGGGCGATGATCCCTTTAAGGATGAGTCTTGCTGGGGGAAAGCCAATCCGTCATTGGGCTACACCTTTTCTGATCGCTACTTACGCGAGCAAGTGACACAAGCCCGAGGTATGCCCGCAAAAGAAAGTATTGTCAGACGGCTTAATTTTTGTCAGTGGGTGGATGCCGATAATCCATGGATTAACAGTGAAACATGGATGCAGTGTGAAAATACGTTCACCTTCGATGATCTTCAAGGTGAAGAGTGTTATGGCGGATTAGACTTATCGGGAACCAAAGATTTAACGGCATTAGCCTTGTATTTTCCTCGCCTTAAACGTCTTTATGTCGAATTTTGGACACCCAAAGACACCTTATTGGATAGAGCAAAAACCGACCGAGTGCCTTACGACTTATGGGTAAGGCAAGGCTTTATGCATACCACTCTAGGGAATGCGGTGAGGTATGAATTTGTGGCAGAACGCATTGCTGAAATGGCGATGCACGTCAGCATGAGAGCCATTGCCTTTGACCCTTATCGCATTAAATACCTTGTACCCAAACTCGATGAAGTGGGGGTGACGGTTCCCTTAATCCAACATGGACAAGGATTTTACAAAGCCAAAGATTCAGGGCTATGGATGCCACACTCTATCGAACTGTTTGAACAGCTCATTGATGACAAGAAGATTGAGATCCACGCCAATCCTTGTTTGAGATGGAATGCCGCATCCGCTGTGCTTGAGGCTGACCAAAAAGATAACCGCGTCTTTGCCAAGAAAAAAAGCACGGGTCGAATTGATGGTGTGGTGGCCTCTGCAATGGCGATTGGGGCTTCTGAAGGGGAATTCGAGGATGAAGGGGATATTGATGGTTTCTTTGATAACCCAATTATTGTGGGGATCTAAATGCGTAACGTGAAAAAAAAGAGCCGAATAAAATCGGCGATCCTCAATTGGATGGGGATACCCATTAGTTTAACTGATGGCGCCTTTTGGGAAGAATGGATTGGAAAGAGTAGCAGTGGCAAGGTGGTCACCGCAGATAATGCATTACAGCTGTCTGCGGTATGGTCTTGCGTTCGGTTACTCAGTGAATCTATTTCGACATTGCCATTGAAAATCTATCAAACGAAGGCGGATGGCTCGCGCGAACTGGCGAAACATCATCCCGCTTACACCGTATTATGCCGAAAACCCAATGCAGAAATGACGCCTTCTCGCTTTATGTTGATGGTTGTTGCCAGCTTATGTTTAAGAGGAAATGCGTTTATTGAAAAATGTTATATCGGGAAAAAGTTGGTTTCTCTTCAACCGTTATTACCTCAAAACATGACGGTGAAACGATTGGAAAATGGGCAATTGGAATATACCTATACCATGCCTAAATCGAATAAACGGGTTATTCCCGTTAAAAATATGATGCATATTCGAGGGTTTGGCATGGATGGTGTGTGCGGAATGATACCGATCCAGATTGGGCGTGATGTGATTGGTACCGCGTTATCGACGGATGAAGCGGCCGGAAAAGTGTTTGAAAATGGGTTACAAACCAGTGGATTATTAACGTCAAAGAATGCCTTGAAAGCCGATCAACGAGAACGCCTAAGAAAGCATTTAATGACGTTTACCGGCTCAAAAAATGCCGGAAAGGTGATGATCCTTGAAGCGGATTTGTCTTATCAAAATGTCACCATGAACCCTGAAACTGCGCAATTATTACAAAGTCGTGGATTTAGCATTGAGGAGATTTGCCGTTGGTTTCGCGTTCCGCCGTTTATGGTGGGGCATGCCGATAAGCAAAGTAGTTGGGCATCCAGTGTGGAAGGGATGAATATGCAGTTTTTGACTAATACACTACGTCCCTTATTGGTCAATATTGAGCAAGAAATTAATCGTTGTTTACTCGACAGTGATGATGATTATTATGCGGAATTTTCTGTTGAGGGCTTATTACGTGCAGACAGTGCAGGACGTTCAGCTTATTACACAACAGCGTTACAAAATGGCTGGATGAGCCGAAATGATGTTCGACGGTTAGAGAATTTACCGCCTATTGAAGGGGGCGATATTTATACGGTTCAGCTTAATTTAACGCCACTGGATCAGCTCGGAAAAGA